CAGCCCCCGAACTAATTCCATCTAGCGGAGCGACAATTGTATGATCGAAATTACCAGTCGTCCAAAAGTCCCAATCTTGGTCTTCTATTGCAGCGGTGTCTGCGCCGGGCATTCCAACGCCACCGTCTTCAGCAAGGCAAAAGCCCTCATCAACTTGAACATAATAATATGCATTTGGGTCGAGCGACAGTGCGCTAATATCTATTGTTATTTCAGTTTTTGTTACCATTATATTTTCCTATATATCTAAGCTTGTTACTTCAGAATCCATAGCATCGTATGTTGCCACAACACTATCTGTGGAATCATATATGACTAGGGCACCAGTATTTAATGCTACCAATCTATCGTATGTAATAACAAGCTCCGTTGGTGTTTGCACAACATCCGGATCTTCGTAAGGATTGCCATCGTGCGTATCGGGGACAAGCGATTCAACAAACGCCTGGCCGATTGTTGTCCAGTTATAAGTAGTTTTATCGGTTACGGCAGCGTTGCCATATCCACAAGAATTAGTTACTAAATCGGCGTCAACTAACAAATAATACGCCGTACCAATTTCCATATCGTCGGTTGGATTTATTTTTATAGTTGTTCCGGTACCTGTATCTTCATCAAGATCCGAAACAGTAATTATTTCATAAACTCCGTCAGACGCAAAAGTCCTCCATGGGTCAAATTGTTGCACTAAGGAATCATCTGAAGTCTTGTGTAAATAAACACTTGCGCCCGCTGTGCTCCTTAGTGTAACAGTTTGATCAAATTGCAAGTATATATCTGTTTCTGAATTAACCGCTGTTGAATCGTCAATTGGCGATGTTACAGTAGGTGGATCAACTTCGTCGTACGAAGCATACACTAATTCTAATAACGGAGCAGCCATGGTACTAAAGGTCCATGCACTCGGTGTTCCTGTTAATGCATCGGATGTTGGACTAGGACTAATTCCACATTCCGATGGATCAACGGATGATGCAATAACAGTAACATAACAGTCGACCCCTGGGGTCAGGTATTGTGCAACATCGTTAACTTGTAATTGGTTGCCACAACCCCCTGCTATTTCCATGTCAGTCTCATCAAACGCGTGGATTAATGAATCATCGGAATCATCCCATATAGAAACTCCTGCAGTGGATCCGACTTCGATGTAATCTATTTCGAAATTAATGTATAATTTATCAGGACAAATATCAACGCCGGCGGGTGTGTATCCTGTGATTGTATTTGAGTAAGTTGGTAGTGCGTCTGCAACAGGTGCAGTTTCCGCAGGCTTAGTTGTAATTGTAGTATCGAAGTACCATGCAGTCGGCACTATAAATTCCGGGGAGAATTCGTCACAATATGTTATGCAACCCTCGTCCATCAAAATATAATAATCAGTACCTAGTGCCCTAGTAGCAAATGGGATCTCAACCCAGTCGTTATCAATTACAAATGTCGATGCTGCCTTTGTTTCTATAAGAGTGCCGTCAGAACTATATATTCTTGCTGATTCCGTTGTGCCTTTTGTTAGAGCAGAAAATAGTTCATACACATTTGATCTGTATTGAATATATACAGATCCAAGTTCAGATACATTGTTTGCATTGCTTTGTGGCTGTTGGGCCACTAATATTAATGGTTGGCTATAATTGCCGTCTCCCGGGCGGTCATCGCTAGGAATAGGTGGAATAACTCCTGCGGCAGGAGTTTCAATTTCATCCGTTGTGCAACGACTAGAATTTCCAACTATATTTACAGCCCTAATACGATACCAATAACTAGTCTCAGCTACAACCGATGTGTCGTTGTACGAAACTGTGTTCTTTACGAGTGTTACCAAGTCGGCAAAAACCAATCCGTCTAAGCTTCTTTCTAGGACATAGCTATCTTCGTCTGTTGCATTATCTGTCCAATTAACTGTAATGGCTGTGTCGGAAGTAGGATATCCACTACACCCGGTTGGCGCGTCTGGAACGGTTGTTGGGGGCGCAAGTGCATTTAATGCGTCATCCATGTCTTGTACAAAATCTGGATCTGTTGGCAGGGTGCTTGCGATTCCGTCTAGATCGTTTGCAGCAATAGCGTCACCAATAGTGTCAGTAATGCTGCCATCAATAAGGTCGTCAAGTAACCCAAGCAAATACGAAAGAGCAAGCTGGGTTGCAAGATCCTGCAAAGAGAATCCCGGTGTGCCTGCATCTGCTGTGTCCGCTGCGACAACAGGAACATATTCAATTAATCCGCTTATCGCACTAAATGGGCCGACGGTTACAGCATTGCCGCCGCGAACTTTTACATAAAAATCTCTTGTGCTAGTGGAATTGAAATACAAAACCACATCGTCGTTTTCTGTGTACAGCGCGGAGTTAGTTGCCCGCGTATTTCCTACAAGGCTATATTCTCTAGATGAGTCTGGCGTAACCGTTGTATCGTATGTTACCCAAAATTCCATTCTATCAACAATACCACTAGGTACCACTGCATTAATGTCTACATGCGGTTGGTTGGTTTCACTGTAGTCATCTACAGTTGGGGTATTTGGTGTTCCGATTGCGCCGGGTGTTAATAGACCATCATCTGTAACAATTGCATATTCATTAATGTCGTATGCATAAACATCGGCATCGTATTCAATACAGGAGAATTCTATTTCTATCCCGTCTTGGCTTTCTGTTTCGGTAACATTCATTACGCGGAACAGTTTATTAGTATATCCAAAAACTGATGAAGTTATATCAATAACTGCCCCAGCCTCAACCTGCATATAACTGTAATCAGTTTTGAATGTTATAACTTTATCAACTCGAGCTTGCTTTAATGCGACAAGACCAATTTTTATTGCGACTACCTGTTTATTACAATATGGCAGTTCAATAAACGAAGTTGATTCCGGTTCATAATCATACAAGTCGCCGGGGTCAATTGTGATAGTAACCTTATCCGTTTTATCAATAATGTCTGTGTTTTGGAATCTTACTGAGGCTGTATTATCTATCTGCGTTAAGCTTGTCCCAGTTACAGTAATATCTCCTATGATATTATAATCTGTAAAAGAAACAGATGACGCCTCTGCTTGATTAATCTTGACGCCCCACAGTCCTGTATGGGAATCATATACGAGCCATGCATTTACAGAAGTACAAAGGTCTTCCATATTTGACATTACCGGTTTGGTTACATCAACTAATCCATTAATTCCTATTATTCCAGTTTGCGCAGATGGGACTAGATCGTCGTAACTAAAGCCCGTTGATCCGTATGTGTTTAATGCTGCTAAAGAGGTTGTGTCTACTTCAGCTGCGGGAATCCCTGCGCCGTATACAGTATTTGTCATATAATCATATAATACATCTCCGGGCAAGGTTTGCCCACTGTCAATATTAAATGTCATTACAGGCAATTCAGCAGTTCCGGCTGATCTATTATATGTTACGACAACCGCCGCTAGCAAAGTATCATCCGCAATAAAGTTTGATGCCTGACCAACTGTATTGTATATGTAGCCGCCCGTACCTGATATTCCTAAATTATTTTTATAGACATAAACCTCAATCAGCCCAGCCATGCTTTCATCATCGTTTCCGTTGCTGTCGGTAGTCTTTGCGACAGTATATCCGTCGCCTTCAAATGTTATTCTATTGCCGTCCATGTATATGTCGCCGACAGTGTAAGTGTGAGCTGAGCCTGTACTTAATAAATTATCATCGTTGCTCTCAGCTAAGGCTAAAACATATGTCATTGTTTTAAGATCATTACTTCTTTCTGCCCATACTAAATTTCCACTGAAATATGCATCTCCATATAAAACTGGGAATGTATTGTCAACACTTGCATCAAGTTGAATCCTTACACCGGGATCCTCAGCGTCGATGCTGTCGGACTTTGTGTTGTCATTAATTAATGATGCGGTGTAATTAATAAGTGCAATTTTAGTAATGGTTGCACTTGTGCTGTCGCCGCCAAGCCAGGATAATGCTGCTCCGAAGAAACTCATTTGTTTGGTGCTCCTATTTGTAAATCTTTATCTTTTAATATTGCAGTTAGATCGAACATGACGCTATCAATGCTGCCAGTTTGATCTAAAAAGTCTTGTGGATGGGTCTTGCGGCCGTTTGTTTTACGATTAAGTATTTCAACAATGTTATTCACTGTCAACGCAATAACTGTTGCCGCTGTTTTGCTGCCGGGCTCTACGCTGTCTGTAATACTGTAATTGGTCACAATGCCATTAAAGATTACAAATGAGCCGGATGCAGAACTTTGGTGGTCTTCATATATGCGAGACACTTTTATTGTGCTTCCTTTAATGTCGCTGTTTAAAACATCAGTAACACTGTCAGTTGGGATTCCACTAATTGTAATTGTAAGTTCTGCAGGGGATGCTCTTAATTCTGATCGAGGTGCCGTTACGCTTAACAAGTTTCCAATGCTCTCGTAAGTATCGCCATCAATTGTGGTGCTTTGGTCATAGTCACTTAGCAAGGTGGTTCCTAAGCCAGTTACAACCCATTTAACAAATACAGCCGACTCAATGCCGCTGCTATCTGTTAAATCTTTAATCCCGTGTGTGGTTGTGTACGAAGCCATATTATGATCCGAATGTTAAAATTGCAGCGCCGTCAGATGTTACATCCGGGCCGTTAGTGTCTGTCATTACAACACGATATTGATATGCATCCTCGCCGGCTGTTACGCCTGCAAGTGTTAATGTCGCTGTTGTGTCATTTGTGTATGTGATGTTGCCAATTGTTCCTGTTGCTGTCGCCCAAACTGTTCCGCCGTCTGTGCTGTATTCCCATTGGTATGATGCAGGAACAATTACACCGGTTGTTAGAGTAAATGATGCTGCTCCACTAGAGGAAGTATCGTTAGCAGGTTGCGTAAAAATTACAATCCTAAGAACTTCTTGGAATTGGAATGCTCCGCTCCATTGCACAACATCAATGTCTGTAATTGTCCATTGCGGCAAGGAAGTACAAATAATATCATATGTATCGTTGTCTCCAATTGCTGTACTTTCCATCCACGCCATATTTGTTAAATCAAATATAATGTTTTCAACAGTAAACCTGTCTGCCACATCAACTGCATTAATGCTGGCTTGGTTTGCTGACCATTGCATACCAACAGGCATCATAACTGTAAACTTCTTAACAGCCGTGCCGCGGCTAACCGCTCGCACTGTTTCATTTCGTGTTTCGGTTTGTGTAACAACCTGTCTCTTGTTAACTGCTATTGTCGCAGCATTGTCAAATACCCACTGGAATGCCATATCTGTTATCTCCCGCTAGGAAGTGTCTTCCTACCTTGTTCTGTCACAGCGTAAATATACGCCGGGTCTCTTGCCACTAATTGCTTGAAGCTAATTGCGTCAACCGCGTTAATATTATAAGTAATGTTGCCAGACATTTGTCCACCAATTGGAGTTACGCTTGCAGGACCTGTTACCAACTCTGGTCCTCGTTCACCAACTATACCAACCTTACCTGCAGGGATTGTTCCACCGTCTGCGAAGAAGCCTGCAAACAAACTACCAACTGCGCTGCCAGTATTACTTCCAAAAATGCTTGATGTTAATTTAGCAATCTGCGCATTTAACAAACTGTCGACAATTGCTTGACTTAGTTCTTCAAATCCAAACTTACCAGTCTTAACAAATTTCATAATGGAATCTTCCATTGCATCTGTTGTGTCTGCAAAGACATCCTTTGCAATTTGTGCAGAATTAGTTGCTGCGTCAGCATAATCTTCCATTGCTACTGTCCAGCCGTCTGCAAAATCTCTGCTTTCACGCAATTGCTGTTCATTAATGTTTGCCATTGCGGCTGCAAACTCTTCTGCTGTTACGCCGACCTCCATTAATGCTGCCCTATTCTTGAGTAATGCCTTTTCGGTTTCGTTAAGTCGTCGCAGATGGGTCTTGTTGGCTTCAGCAAGGCTTTTAACTTGCTTTGCTAGGTCTTCGTTTGCATCTGTTAACTCTTTTGCTGCTTCTGCATTTTTCTTTTGTAGTGCTGCTGCTTCATTTTGTTCTTGCTGTCTTTGCTTTAGGTTTGCATCGTGTTGTGTTGACTCTGCTTCGCGTTCTAGCTTAATTCGTTCCTTAAGTGTTTCTGCAGCTTCTTGGCTAACTGTAATTTCATCGTGCCATAAATTAATAGTGTCCTGATGGGTCTTTAATCTAGCTTTTGCCGCTGCGTCAACATCAGCTATTACTTCACTATAGGTTTTAGTGTCTTCAATAATGTCTAATAGCTCAATATTGAAATCCCCAAATCCTGGGATGACGGCAAGCTTGTTCATGCCTTCAATTATGAAGTTTACCATCTCAACAAAGGTTTGTTCAACCTCGTTAATGGATTCTGTCCAACCAAATGCCATTGTTGCTGTGAATAGTTCCCAGACATGTTGCAATTCTAAGAATCCCTTAACAAGTCCGTCAACCATCGCAACACCTAGGTGGCGTGTGTCGGTAAACAATACGGCAAAAGTGGTTTTCAGTCCACCTAGCGCCGTACTACTGCCGTCAGCGAATGCTTTTGTCTGTGCTTCAGTAATTCCTAACCAATCTGCCCAAACGGACATTGCTGCAGGAAGCTCTTTTCCGACAAAAGCGATAAATTCTTGGGCTCCTTCAACGGTTGCTTGTATAGCAACGGTTAATCCGGACAATCCATCTTTCAACAAGTCCATTAATCCACTGTTATTAACAATGTCGTCGCTAATTGTGGCTAAGGTGTCTTTGAAGTTGGAATAACGACCTAACAAAGTGTCCATTTGCTTAGTTGCAGCGCCTGCAAAAGTAGTGTCACCAATACTTTGTAAAAATCCTTGGATTTCTTCGGAACTATTCTTAACTGTAGTGGTCGCACCCTGGAAAGTGAAGGCAACATTCTCGCCTTCCTTCCTAGCTTTAATACCGAACTCTTTCAATCGCTCAAATTCGCCTGTATTTGCGTCTGCCACTGCTTCAACAAACTGGTCTAAACTTTTGCCTGTTGCTGATGCGGTGTTCGCGAAGGATATCATTGCTGCCTTTGTTGGAGCAATACCTAATGCTGTTAATTTTGTGTATGCTTGGGTTGTTTCTTCTAAACTGCCGGGTAATTGTTTTGCAAGATCTTGGATGAATCTAAATGCAATTGCCGCTTCCTTTGTGCTGCCTGTTACCGCAACAAGGGTGGTCTTCATTGTTTCGAAGGAGGCTGCTGTTTTTATCATTCCTACTAATGCTGCGGTGGTGGCTACAGCAAGGGCCGCAATGCCAGCTTTTGCTAAGGTCAGTCCTTTGCCCATTCCTTTGGCACTGTTGTCAGTCTTCTTCATTTGCTTAGATGTTTTATCTAAGGACTTGTTTAGTTTGTCAACACTAGCGACTGCCTGGGTAGTGTTTACATCAATTGTATATTTTACATCAGCCATCTTACTTCCTCATTATTTTCTTAACCAGCTTATTCAAAAACTGGGTAACGGGCTCGCTCATTCCTTTGGGCGCCTGTTTGCTGTGGCCCTTATCTAAGTAGCTGGCGTAATCATATCTAGCATGAATAGTTTTGCCGCGCTTCCTTGTGCTGCGTCTTGCGTTGCCTGTGTCAATTGGAGTAACTCTTTTAAATTCTTTAAGGGCCGCTGGAACTAACTGTGTTTTTAGTTTTTTGCTAATCCTCTTAAGACTATCATCCATTGTGTTTTTGACTATTGGCACGCTTTTGCTTCTCCTTTGCTTTATTTAACATCTCCTGCAGTTCCGCTTGGGACTTGCCGTGATTCTTAGTGTTATATGCAATCTTACCTTCTGTTGTCGAGGTCTCATTAACATACGCTTGGTACTGAGCACTAACATGTAAGACAGTTAGGTCTAATGTGTTGCCGTGCTGTAAAGCAAAGCTTGGTAATACTCCGTACCTCGTTGCAAGTAAATCCAACGATATTAAATTTTGTGTTAGCGGATCGTCAAAGTTTAGCGAACCGCTTACAGGTTTCCCAATTCGGCCATAACTCCGCGAACGGCTGCCATTGCTAGGTCGCCTGGGACTTGTTTCTTTGCTGTAAATATTGGCTTGCCCTTTTTGTCAAGCATTAAAGTTGACGCAAATTCGATTCTGCCATTAAGGTCAGTTTCGTCTGTTGCGTTTGCTATGATTGATAGGTATTCGCCGAGTGGCATCCTATCGTATATAAAGAATTCTACTGTCTCTCCGTACTTCGTAACGATCTCTTCGTCGTCAATTATGATGGATTTAAGTTGTGGTGTTGCTGCTAGGTCTGCTAATTGCATTGTCTATCTCCGTTCTCATTGCTGAGCTCTTTTATGATTGCATGACAAAACGATATCCTCGTATTTGCCTTTTTAATATCTCCGTTTGCGCAGGATATTTCATTTTGTGCCTTTCGTAATTCAGCACGCATACTCTCCAACAATTCTTTATTGGACAGTTTCTTTAGGACTTCCATTAATGGATCCTCTCTGTGTCAAGTATTTATGCTGGGCCCAATTGCCCAGCATAATTAACCATCTTATGTTACGGTGTAGCTTCCTGTTACTGTTAAGGTAAACGGTGAAACCCAAACTGGGCTGTCCGCTGATACTACTGGTACAAGACCAGTAAAGTATCCATCACCTGTAATTGTCTTACCAACTGTACCATCACTGTTGTCACCCAAGTAGAGTGAAAAACTAGTTAGTCGCTTTGTATCTGACAAGCCGAAGATGCCGATGAATTCGACGCCGTCTGCTGTGCTTAGTCCGAAGAATGAATCTTCTTCTAATACAAGGTTCCCACTAAGTGAGTTTGTTGCTGTTGTCGCAATCTGAAGCTTTGCAGATTCATCAAGCTGTGTCCAACTGAATACATCATTTGCTGCAGACATCGAAATGTCCTGTATTGCTGGGACCACCATCGGATCATTTGCGCCACCAGATCCAGCGGTTAGTAAATCGTCACCACCGTCTTCTGCTGTAAGTGTTAGGGTCATTTCGACGCCGGTAACACCTGGTGCTGGGTAAATATAACTCATTTCTTAAGTCTCCTATTATGAATTAATAATTAGCTTAAAGTTAATCGCACGAGGCAACTAGTTGTGTTAGGCTAATAGCGAATGTTGATACTAAAGCATCTTCGACATAGTCTGTTACAATGTCCGTTACTCTTGCTGTTTGCCCAGCAAAGGCAGCGTCACTGTTTACATCCTTAATCATTGTTACTAAAGCATCATAATTCGTGTGTATTGTTTTCGCGTCTGAGGATACAAAGACTTCAACTGTGCTAACTTCGTTAGCAAAGCCTAAGCCATCTAGCGTATCCAATAAAGGTTCCTGCTCGACTTGATCGAGACTAGTGTAAACAACATTTTTATTTTTCACATACAATGGAACATTACTCGAAGTCCATGGTAACTCATCTGTTACTGTAAACCCGGTCACAATGTTTGCTTCCAAGTATGCAATTATGTCGTCTCTCATTATCTAATCCTCACCATGCGCACCGTATCGTAAAGGTCGATTCCTTGGAACTTCTCATTGGAATCGACAGTGCCGTCTCCATCAAAGTCGTACCAGTCCCATCGCTTAATTAAATCACCAAACAAGCCGTTAAACTTGTTATGGTAATAATCAATTTTAGCATAGGTGGAATCTTCTTCCAGTCCAAAGTTTGCAGTCCTAGGCAAGATATATTCGTACAGGGCACCGTAGACACATAAGTCCGTAAAATCATCCGTACTTGAAATAATCAAGTTTGGATTCACATCCGGTATGTCTACGGCTGCTGTACCGCTTGACCGACTTAGGTAATAATTAACCCATTCGTCGGTCGCGCTTATCTTGGTTAAGATACGGGCTGTTTCCCGTATACAAAAGTCCGTTACTATCTCGTCAGTAAGCCCATTGTTCGCTTCAAATAATCGCTGATCAATTAATTGGACATCTGTTTCGTCCGCAAAACTGATAACTACATCTTCTGCATTATTAAACCAGGGCATTATAAACCTCCGATTAAGATACGATTGAGCTGTCCATCCACACTTCGACGCCGTAAGAGTCTTCCAACTCACCAACACCATATGCAGAAGTTGCAACAAGCTCAGTAGCACGAAGTGAAGCATCGCGTTGCAGTTCGATAGTGATATCGTTCTGTACCGCTAAGCCAAGTGCATCCTGGTGGAATACTGCGCCCTTGCTGTCGCCTGCAGTGGAAACAATGTTTGCACTTTCGAAGACAGGTACGCCTGCTAGCATTCCGACATAGCCGTTAACCATTGCAGTGTTCTGTACATCACCGCCCGCAGGGTTTGCGAAGGTGTTTGTAAGATCATCCTTAAGGTCGTATGCAATTTCAGGGTGGATAACGCAATATACATTACCAACGACTACGCTGTTCGCGCGAAGTTGTGCAACTGCATTAAAGATTGCTGCCGCTGTAAGAGCTGAAGTACCGTCGCCTACGACAGTTGAGAAACCGTCAAATAGTGCGCATAGGTCAGCATCTTGCTTACGAGCAATTGCTTCGCCGAATAAACGGCCTACATCTGCAACTACATTAGAAGCAGTGCTGCGAGCAGCCATGTCTGTAATAGTTGTCATAATACCAACTTCAGAGATTGTTAATACAGCCTCTGTGGTAGATACGGCTGTGTTAGCTAGGTCAGTGCCTTCTGCTACTGCTGCCGCTGTTTGTCGTGCGTACTTAGGTACATTAACTGTAGTACCACCACCAAGAGGTGCGGTATAGTTCTTAACCAGGTTGCGCATCAATGAAGTTTCCTCAGCGATAAACATTGCTTCAGATATAATCTTCGGAAGTAAGTCGTCTAAGGTAGTTGTTGTGCTTTCGTTTGCCATGTTATATGTCCTCCAGGACTAAAATTAAGCTATTCCGTGCTTCACACGATATTTCGCGTATGCTGCTCGGTATTTAGGATCCGACATTTTTGTAGGATCTATGTTGTCGTAATCAAATTCAGTACTTGTTGTGGTATCGTGACTACTGTTTGAATTTGTTGTTGATTTAGTTGGTGCCACGAAATGGGCATTTGCATTTAAGAATTCTGAAACTAATTCATCAACAGTAAATAGCGATCCACTGTCATTGTACCTAGGCGCTTTCGCACTATCTATGACTTGGACTTCTCCACTTTCGGTTAGTGTAACTTTATCTGCTAGTAGGTCGCGAACTTGCTCCGGATTAATGGAACGGTGCTTTGCGGCTGCATTAAGCAAAGGTGTGTTAATTGAATAACCTCTTATGGTTTCTTTTTGTGCGAGTATGATCGCGTCTTTCTTTCCAACCACTTCGCTTAAAGTTTTCTCGAAATTACCTTTGGCAATATCTTCTTCTTGTTGGCGTGTTTCTGCATCCGTAACTAATGTTCGTAATGTTTCAACATCTCCTAATCCTTCATACTTCTTTGCAGCTTTTGTTTCTGCATTGGTGCGGGCTTTAGTCATCATGACATCAAGCTCTGCTTGAGTATAAGTTTTTGGTGTGGTGTCCTGATTATTGTTTGTATTGGACGCATCAGTGTTGTCCTGGTCTTCTAATGATGTATCGGTCATTTTCCGTATCCTCTGTTAGAGTGAAATAGCTACACACTGTAGAGTATGTAACTATTTAGTAAATTACTGTTCGTTTCCAGGATTTTCTGGCGTTCCCAGTATAATTTCCGCGTCATCACCAAACAATTCAACCACTTTACGGTCGATTAGTTGATGGACTTTCGGATCTGTTGCTGCACTCTTAGCCGTAACTAATTGCGCAAACTCGTTTTTGAGATCTTGGATGTTAAATGATCCAGGATACTCGATTGTGCCCCCAAATGCTTTTTCTTCATATAAAGCAAATAGGCGCCAAATTTGTTCTTCTGCTAATTCTAGGTTGTTAGCTTTGTCTGACAGGCGAGCGTTAAGCAATTGGAATTCAGTTTCCATTGCCACTCCAGAAAGTGTACGGACTTCTGTTGCACGAACGGCGCCAGTATTAGCCATTTTGTCAATAGCTGTGACAGACTTTTCAATAACCTTAAGGACGGCGTCAATTGGAGCTCCATCGTATACAAGCATGAACGGCTTCAACTGTGGATCCATGTTTTCTGGCATTGCAATTATTGCACCAGCGCCACTACCAGCCTTCTCTAAGGTGTCCACTGTGGCGACTAAGCTAGGGTGCCCTTCTAATCTAATCCCTTGTTCCATTTCACTGTTTAGGTTATAGATTAATCGTTGTTCGTCCGCTATGTCGTTAATGTCACTAAGGCCAATTCCCCTAATTGGAGAGCGTTGGTTATAGGCTATGACAGCTGGGATTGTTCCTAATCCATTTTCTTCAACAAGGTCAGCAACGATTTCGTCTTCATCCTTGTCTATGGTTACAGTACGAACAAAATCTGGAGTCCATTCCTTAAGGGTAATTTGGGATCCGCGCACGCCTTCTATGTATTTGAAATATGTCAATACATAAAGTCCATTCTCCTGTCTAGTCCATGCCCAGTCTGTTACGCTTAGTGGCGTCAGCAAATTAATATAGGGTCTTACATCTTGGGCCAGTTCGTCAGCTCGTGTGCCAGCGTTTGTGTTAGGCTTGACTAGAACTGTCCAAACATGTCCAAACACTGATGACCAGGTTGCGACATCTTTCATAAAGTTATCTAGGGAGCGCCCATCAAAGTCTGCATCAGCTAAGAATGGATTGGTTTCGTCTTCCGTTAAGTTCACAAATGTTCTTGTTGGACTTACACGGAATAGGAAACTGTTGTAGACGGATATAACGCTGGCACAATGATTGTCTAGTGGTGTCACTAGTAGGCGCTGGTTATATTCGGCGGATGTTTCGTTAGTGTAATTAGTAAGGTATCCTGCTTTGCGGTAAACTTGTCCGCCCAGGTAAGAGTCCTGCATATATTGCCAAACTGCTTTGTTGTCTGTGTAGAGTGCATTGACTGCTAGTAAGTTGTCTATTTCTGAATTGGCCATGATGTTATCCTATATTGTGTGCCCATCGTTTCGGGGTCTCTCGGTTCTCTGTGCGTTTCATTGTGACTGGAAATTCGTAGTCAATAAAATATCGTGTCGCATCTGTGATATGGTCAAAGCCAGAGTCTTTATCGGGAACCGTTGTCCCGGGCTTATAATTGTGTCTCAGCAAGCTATTTATTAATTGCTTGCAATTTGGATCTACTAGGAAAGTCCGGTCCCCTAGGCTGTTGCATAGTTTACTGTTGACAGCATTTACACCGTCGCGAACAGGGTTGTGTCTATGTGGAGCATTCACTTTGTATCCTGCGTTCTGCATGATCTTCAAGTCTGTGGTCCCGCCCGCGCTTGTCTTCCTTTGGCGAGATGCTGGGTCCGGATATGTAATGTGGCGACTATGTGGATAGCGGTTGTCAAGCTCATCACATGCTTCCTGCGTGTTACTACCGTATATTAATATTTCGTCTATGGCATGACAGATCTCTAGCTTCGTGGATCTCTTCTCCATGCGCTTAGTGGATTCATCGTACTCCTCCCAATTCTTCATGATGTCGTACCTGGTGAAGATGACAACGGACATTGGGTCTATGTTAAAGTCCCAACCAGAAAATAAAATTGAAGGTGTTTGTGAGCGGGCCGGCGTGTAGTAGGGCACGACATTTTCTTGTTGATCAAAATTATACCAAACTCGATTACCGCTCGTAACAAAGTCTGCATTATGCTCTTGGTTAAATGTTCTTTCATCTTGGGTAGCCATTAAGTCTTCAATTTCAGATTGCGGTACGAAGCCTCCTTCCATCGAGGTGTACTTAAATGATTCCCAGTTCTTCTTAGTCTGTTCGTTAAGGAATAAATCGTAGCTCCAGTTGCCGGTACCTCTTGGTGTTCCTATAAACAGAGCGGCGCCATTCTTGTCAGCTAAAGTAGGTCTTAGCACTTCATAAAATGCTTCTGGTTGGATGTCAGCGAACTCATCCATTACGATAAAGTTCAAGCCAACTCCTCGAAGGCTGTCTGGATTGTCTGCACCCTTAAGGCATATGCGGCTTCCGTTCTTCAATGTAATGGTCAGTTCACTTTCGTTTATCTTCTCTATCCAATGTAGGCTGCGCAGTTTATCCTTAAGTGGACGCCAAACAACTTCTTTGGATTGCCTATAGCTAGGACTAATGTACCAGATCTCGCTGTTAGGCATTGCTGCATTCTTACATATCTCTCTTATCGCTAATATAGTCTTGCCGAACCTTCGTCCACATATCGCTACGCGGAAGCGAGCATTTGATTGGGCTATTGTTTGTTGTGGAATACTAAGAGGCATTGATCATTCCCAGCAAGGTAAAGCCCAAGAAGGATACAAGGATAACGGATAGGGTGATCCAGTTTGTCTTTAACCATTTCATACATGGGCACCCGCTAATATTATAACACCATTAACTAGGTGTGTCAACGGTTGTAGGAGGTAGACAGGGTTATTCATATATGTTATAATTAACTGACGGCTCCGTCATCGTCTTCTTCGCGAATCAATTTTACTCTAAGAAGCTGTCGTTGGTTTAAATTCTCGTACCGTTTTCCGTACGCTGCCACAACCAATTCTTCTATCATGGCCGATGCATGGTTTTCATCTTCATATACTTTGGGCTTGATGTTACTCATCATCCTGTTCCTCGGTTGGGTCTATACTGTGATCTTCAAAGTCATCGTTCCATACTAGCGGAGTTTCGGTATCTATGATTACTTCTGTTTGTGGTTTGCCTATGATACGATCGTATACGGCCATATATGCTTGAGGGTCGCCCTTCAATGCTGCCTTAGCTAAGACGGCTGCTCCAGCATTATTGAGTGCTGCCAACCAATGTGCCTCTTGCTGTTCAACAATTATTTGCATGGACTTCTTCATGGACTTCTTGACGGCGCGTTTTATTTTGTGTGCTTCAAGTTGTTCCGGGGTGAGGCTCTTGATATAATCGGCGTATGGTGAGTCGCCAGGCTTCCACATATTCTTAGGCATGGTAGGTCCTCGAGGGTCCGAAAAAGCTTTTTAAAACTGGTCCACTATGTGAAAAATCTGGCTGCGTCAACATTTCTTCGTGTTTCATCACTATGTTCTTCGTTTTCATCCTTATTCCTCCTTGTTGCCACTATGAAGATCATCAAGTTCTTCATCTGTCATCTCTGAGGCTTCAATCAATGCTCTAGCAGTCTCGGAGGTAATAAATAGATCAGGCCATTCAGGGAGAGCAGGTAGATCAATATCGGTGGGTGCTTCGTCGTTGGATTCTTGCATAATAACTATTTATGCTCGAACAGAGTGCGTTATATTATATTTGAATGATTTAGGGAATGATTTAGGGAGTTATTGAGGATTATCGTCATCGAAAGTTAAGTTATCTAAGTCATCTAGTTCAATAGTTGCTTCTATAGTGTCAATTACATCGTTAATGTGATCTTGCAATGCTAGGTACTTAAAGTTCCATTGGATTACTTCATCGCTATTAATCCATTTAGTCCATCTTTCGTATTGTACATAAGATTCGTGTAGGGTTGCCATTGCTCCTGCTAATCGTCTACTAAAGACATCCCATGGTTCTAATACAGGGCTTCCGCGGTTCGAGTATTGCATAGCAGTAATACTCAATACACTAGGAGCGGGCATATGATAAACTTTTCCGTTTTGTCTCCATGGCAATAACAAGACTCTGTCTTTAACAATTATATCGTATATTACAGGGCCAGGAAGATAGGTTGGTTGTACATTAAAAATTGCATCCTCAAATAATTGATAAGGGACAGGGAGTTTATCTTCGTTAGTTAGTTCATTCTCGGGCATTGTTGTTCTCGTCGTAATATCCGTATAAGTGCTCATGCAGGAGAGTATGTCTATTAAGTTCCCATTCTTCTTCAGTCATATTAAAGGCAGGGTATCCTTCGTGATTCTCGTTCCTGTACACTAAGAAGCTGTACTCATCCATTTTATTCTTTTTGAGTTTCTTCGGCTTGGAGAAACTAGCCGGGATGGGCTGCATTGTGGGCTTGGATTTCTTTTGTATTTTATTAGGCTTGGGGGCGCTAGGAGCGACAGTTGCCTTCTTCGGTGGAGGCAGTGATACTAGGGAGTCTCCGTCTTTCCAATATGTGTAGTTCTGGAATCGTTCGCTATTAATCTTAATGCGGATTTGGGCATCACCTATTCCAAGTTCTCTGCTTGCGACCGCTGCATTTTTATATAGTACGCTGTCTACTAGGACCTGTTGCTGTTGTACTTTCTTTTGTCTAACTTTCTTAATAGGGCCAGGAGCAGATACTAGGGAGTCTCCTTCTTGCCAAAAGGTGAAATTAGGAAAGTTCGGGTTACCCATTCTGCAATGCAAGCAAGGATATGATAGGTCGAGGACTTCTGCTGCGCTGCCCATATTATCGTAAAGTACGCTGTCTATTAAGACTTGCTTTTGATTTGGGCGGACTCGTTTTGGATTTGGGACAACATTAATTACATCTCCGTCTTCGTAATACATCCAGTTTGGGAATGTGTCTTGTAATATCCTGTTATGGATAGCTGCGGGTGTTTTGCCGGTTGCTATTCCTGCTTCCTTAGATGATGCGTATACTATTCCTTCGCCAAGTACCTTCTTCTTTTTATTCATCTTCGTTGCCAACAATTTGGACTTCGGCGCCTTCGTTGTCCTCATCGGGCTCAACGCAATATTTGCATCCGGGGTCCATGCCTTCACAATATTTACAATCTAAGTCCATGAAATCTTCTTCTGTAATGGGTTCATCGATTGTGGTTACCTGTACATAAAATCCGTCGCTGGATAGCCTAGTGCTTAGGTTTCCTTTATTCTCTTCTTCGGATATGTACTTTGTAATGTCTTGGTTGCCGCGGGTTGCTATGCGGACTCGGACTGTTCCATTTTGTTCTAATAGGTGCTTTAGTTCTTGTAGTTTCATTCTTTGTTCTCCAGTGTTTTAAGTTCATCCGTTAGTGCTTTGTGATTTGCAGCTTCAATGTCAATATTCCTGTCCCAAGTTATTATGGACTTTTGTGTTCGCTGCAGGGTGACTTGTAATTTATGCCTTTTGAGCTTAATCTTCTTCATTTCTCTATTTGAAGTTTTAATATATTTGTTAAGGGCAGCAATTCTATTTAAGCGATTATTCTCTTCTTGCCATGCTGGGTCTCTGTTACCAACTTTAATATACTTGTATTTGCTCGTTGCATTAGCAGGATCTACATAAGTCCAATTTGGGTAGTCTTCGTTGCCGCAAGCTCTGTATCTAATCATGCTCGGAGATACGCCTAATGCCATGGCGGCTTTGTTTTGGGATTCGTAAGTTACTCCGTTAATAATAACTTCCTTGCTGGATATTGCGTGGCCATCGCCGTGTTTAATTGGCTTCCTGCTTGTTACAGGGGGCGCATTAAGGGGGCGCACTCTCCTGCCTTTGCGGGATGTTATTTCGATGTTATCAAGTTGCCATGGGTATAATGCGTCGATCCGTGTCATGCGGTATTTTCCTTTACCTCTTCCTCTTTGATCCCATTTGCCGGATTCATCCCAACATGCTGTCCACTCTTCAAGTGTTATTGCCCAGGCCTCATTTCGATAATCTGCTTGTGCTTTTTGTTGGTTGTATCTGTAATGCGGGGACTCTAGGTTCCTTCCGTAATTACTTGGTGCTCTTGACATTCTGTTTCTCCTTCTTATATTTTGCTCTTGCGCGTTTATTTTTGCGCAGGCGTTTTTCGTCTTCTGTTTTATGGGTATAGTAGATTGGGTTGCTACTGTAATCAGCTTCCAAATAGAGGAATGCATTTTGTAGGAAAGCTCCTAATCTATTTTCGGTGCTAAGTTCCTTTCCCATGCTCTTAATGTAGTTTTCGATCTTCCCTAATAAAATATTGCAGTCCTTATGCAGGGTTCCTCTAACATATCCTGTTTTATGACAGTGATCTAAATGCGGATTGTTCTTAATGGGTTGCTTGCATAATGCGCAAACATCTCCTTGCTGTTTATAAAATAAATTCCGAGAAAAGACAGCGGTCTTTTGTGTTAACTTCATTTTTGCGCGTCTAACTTAGATTGTATTTTTCTAAATAGCGGTGTATCCGGTAAATTGGGGTTAGGAGGAGGGGGTTGGGCTTCCTTTGTGAGGATCAAGTCCCATGGGGTTCCTTTGAACATGCGATTCCAACGCGACAGCATTCCGCTTGGAATATCCTTTCCAGAAATTATTTGGCGGGTGAGATCAGTGACAATAGACATCATGGAGTAATTAGCTTGCTTGCCTTGCCTAGGAAATCCTTTAAAGGGTTCGCCTATCCATGCATATGTTATTGGGTCTTCTCTTTGTACTTTATCAATTGCCTCTAACACAGATGCAATGTGCAATCGCGCATGGCCCATGTTCTCCTTCGATAGTCTGAAATATGTGGTGCAAAAATTGTTTCCGGGTCTTGGGTCCATTACCTTTGCATTGTCGTATTGTAGCTTCATTAGTTTTTAGTCTCCTTCATGCATGTATTTATACTCGTATTGCGACCCGAAAAGATTTTAATCCTCATTTGCAAACTGAGGATAGCGGATCCGGTGAGGATTGTTTTTAGCCATTATGATGAAAAGCATTAAAGTAGATCACCTTAGTCTGTTTAATGCTACGCATTCAACTACTTCTTCACAAACAATCATTTCGCATTCGCTCAATAATAGTTTATTTCGCAGTGGTTTTAACTTTTGTTTTTAGAAAGAACTTGAATAATGTTTTAATGAATACTTTAAAGAATAACTTGCTTAAGGAGAGGAAGTCATACAATGGCTTGTATTTCAAGCCACAGTATCAAAAAGGTCTTGCTTTAGGTCTTTCATCATTTAGTTTGCAAAGCTATACGCAGGGGTGGTTGGTGGTCTCCCTTTAATGCCCGGTGTTATCAACGCTGTCGCTATAAACAACTCTAACAAAGTTTATAGTCGGTCATCCTTATCTAGCCTCTCGGCCCCAATTGGATTCATGATAGAAATATTTTTTATAGTCAGCCTCTAACTATGCTGACAGATTGGTGATATTGTCTCCTCGACAATACACAGGGGGTTCTTTTATACTGATCGTTACTAAGGGAGATTTTATCGCTTGCCTTTTCGGTTCACAGTTTGCTAGCATCTGAGCATAAATTTGGCGGGCGATGTTCAACTTTTCTGAAGTTTACTAATCTAAAATGGAGCCTGTCATTGAAGGGAATATCCCTGTGCTTGGAGGATGCGTCATCTACTTTACATCACACAGGGAATTCTTTGTTAAATCGGTGGGGTGTTTGTAGATGATTATGTAGCGAACCGCTCCAAACAGTTATTCATGCTACATTGTTATTTATCCGAAGTGATTGACACCGCAGATATTTCTTCCATTAAAAACCCTGCTAGAAAATTAGAGTAAACTAGCAGGGACTATTAGGAATTTACTTATGTCATAAACAAGTAAAAATTTTAAAGGTACCTACAATGGCATTAGTGGGTACACTTTTATTTATGACTCGAACAGTATGCCCAAAATAATAGGTTGACCTATTGCTAAAAACCCTGTAATATGTGTAACATATTAAACAACAGCAAGGCACACGATATGAAGAACCCAGATGTAACATTAGTTAAAGTCCCGAAGACCAAAAAGGATCCCTCGGTTATTGACAGCATCGTTGCTACCTTAACAGGTAAAACTTCAGAGCGTTTTACAAAGATTGCAACGCGGTATGCTCGCGCAAAGCGCATCGAGAAGATGCTCTCCAAAGAGCGTGTTTTGTTAAATGCGCAGGTTAAGGAAATGGGAGACGAGCTGTTTACCAAGCGTCATCACATTTACACTCGCGTGGTCGACACTGCGACAATGATTTTTAAGTTCAGCAAAGCAGGCGAATCCACTTGTACCACTTTCGACAAGGATGCGTATATCCTGCAGTTGGAGAAGGCTTCTAAAAAGACTGAGAAGCAACTCGCTGCAATGCGCAAGAAGCTGGAGACTACTAGCACTTCAAAAGTTGATTCCAAATTGCTTACTCCTAAGGAGAAGGCACTTGTCTAAAATATTAACAACTGAAAGACTTACAGAACATCACCCCGGCGCCCTGCAGGAATTGCAGGAGCGTTGGTTCCACATGCGATACGGTGATGTCTTTTATTGGGAATTAACTGGCCGGACTTTTGCTAAGGTGGGCAAGGGCTGGCGCGAATTGGAAATGATACAGAGGCAAGAATGAAACACTTGTGGATATTACTCGTTTTATTATTTGTGTTATCTGCCTTCGCACCTAATCCGTGCTATCCTGCAGAATCCGCTACAGACTGGAGTTGGATGCACAGCAAAGAATATTATGTCCAAAAGGACAAGAACTACCAACAAGATCGCAAAGCATTGGAAGCCAACCAGCGCGACCTAGGCGAAAAACACGACTACGATTATACACGATAAGATTGTAGATTAACTAAGGAGAAATATAATGGCGACACGAATAGGTAATTTTCTAATTTTCGTTTTATTATCGATTATTACAATCGGGCTTTATCCAATTTACTTTTGGGTTACCCTCACTAAGGAACGAAATGAATTGCTTGAGAAAATCTTAATACAGGTAAGCAAATAGTAGCAATTGGCAAGCGGACGATTAGCAGCAGGCGGGTTCATCCTCGCCGCTCAGACAACCTGGCCCCATTGTTTGCTGTGAAGGGGCTTTTTAATGACTAATCGTCCTCACAGTCCTCGCGCCATTCCGGCCAGTCATCGCTTGCAATCCTGTTGCACATCATAACATAATCCATTCCTGTTTCAATTGCAGCTTCCTTCCTATTTTCAAAATAGTTTCCTTCAATGCAGATCCTTGCATTTCGCTTTGCGTAAAATGCGTCTCTCATGTCGTGCAAATAGTTTGGGCAGTCTTCATCAAACGCGGCTGTGCTGTTTATTTGAAATTGCTTTTTCTTCAAGATAGCTTTTGGCGACTTGGACAAATCAAAAGTAGCTTGGCTTCCTCTGTACAAATGTCTAGGTGGTATCAATCTTCCGTTTTTGTCTTTCATACTGTACTTAGTCCCGACATCACGAGGTGGATTTATTATTGAGAATTGCAACAAAAATGGTTAAATTAGGTCCTTTCCGACCATTTTCCTTTGCTAAAGGTACAGGTTATTTTTACCATGTATGTTGATGTGCTTTTAAGAAAGTGGAGTGTAAAGTGGTGGGTTTAATGCTCAAGAAAAAACCCTGCTGTTGACAGGGTTTAATCCAATTGATATCAAAGAAGTGCCTTAAAGTTTGTATATGTTATGTTCAATTGTAAGTAAAAGTATTTAGTCCTTTGGGTTTAATGACACTCTTTGTGATGCTCATAATAGTCATCAGCGAATTCAGCCATCTTGTCTAAGTGCAATTCAATTTTGGCTTGATAGGCATCTTGCTCATTGCCTTCAACTGTCTCGTCAATTATCCAAAGCAAAAGCAAAGCGGCAATTAAAAAAGTGCCGATGATTGATACAATAGTTTTTAATGCATCTTGGCTTATCATGTTAGTAACTCTTGTAATATTGGTAGGAGTTGGATCAACGCAATTGCTCCGAGCACGCCGTACATTATTCTTTCAACTAGGCGAAGACGATTGTCTGCTTTATCAAGTCTAATTTCGTGCGTATGTAATATTTCGCGAATGGCTTTTAGTTCGCCTTGTATTAATCCATCTTCGTATGTTAGTTTATCGGTCATTATATTGGGTACCTGATTATTAATCCTATTTGGCCTGCAGAGTTAATAAATGAGTTGTACCATTTAATATTGTCTGCTGCTCTGCGTTTGAATTCGTTGGCCATTATGCTGCATCTATTCCAATTTTCAAAACTCCCATGTCGCCCGAGCCTGTACCTGTGTACGCGGTTTGATCATCATACGCCATATTGTAATTAAATATTGAAGCGCCCGAAATATAATATGTGGTGTTGGTGCAAGTATTTGAATATACGAATGTTCCCGGGCCACCGGTAATAGCGTTTCTATAAAGGCCAGTACCCATTGTGAATACCATCCCGCCATCGTTAACATCGGATGCTAATACCGGTGGAGTTTTATTACTAGAATACGCCCATTGGATGTTATCTAGGGTCGCGCCCTCGAGACGATATACAACACTGCGATGACCAAACCCGCCAAATGTAAATGTTGTGTCCGGTGTTCCGCTAACATATTCTAAAGTATATACTGACATTTGGCCATCTCCGCTAATACCTTGTTGTTTCAGCAAAGTCCATCCAGACAAATTTGATATTGCTGTTGAAGAGCTAGTTGAAATCATAGCCACTAATAAATCGCCGGCAACATATCCTGCAGGTAATATAAATGAGTCTGTGGTGTCTGGGGTGTTGGTCCGGCAATATGCGTCGGTACCGGGAGTGTGATATATTATCTCCCCTCCGCCCGCAGCTGGAAAGCTTCCTGCTGTTATTCCTGGTATCATTTAATCATCTCCATTACGCTGTTGGTGGAGCAT